TGCCCTATTTTGAGTGACAGCAGGGGCGCGGTTTGCTTAGTTTTCCAGCAGTAAGGGTGTCGTTTCATAGCAAAGGCCGGTCCTCGAGTGGGGGCCGGCCAACTTTTTGCCCGGATGCCGCGCGGCAGAGGGGGCGCCAATAGGCCTTTCTATGCTCCCAAGGGTGGAGATAGCAGAAGTGCCGTTTTGCGCAGGCGCACGCGCGATCCCGCGATGCGCAAGCGCACGCACAGGGGCGCACGCGATCACGCGACGCACGCGGGCGCGTACACGGGTGCACGCCTAGGCGCGACGCGCACGGGCGCACGAGCAGGCGCGACGCGCGATCACGCACGCGTACACGCGCACAAGCGCACGCGCTCACACGCGCGATCACGCACGCGCGAAGGGCTTGTTGCAGCCTTGTAACACTTAAGCCGCTGATTTTGCGGGAGTTACGCGTTTTGCTACATGTAACGCGGCGGGGGATAGACTTATAGAGAGACCTTTAGAGAGCCAGAGCCTCCTGTATAATAATAATAATAATTTGTAATTCTCTATCTCTCTCTCTAAAGGGGCTTGGATCAAGGGCTTAGGCGCTACAACGACCTTGTAGCAGCGTGTTTCAGCTGAAACTGCGGGTTTTTGTGGAAAATTCCTTCTGGCAAATGCAACCAGCTGGCACAATTCGCCAGCTATGCATCCCTTGCCCACCTCAGTCGAAGCCGTGGCGCGCATCATCGGTGAACCGCTGGCGCTCAGGCTCACAGCACTTGCTACGCACCGCCACCTGTACGTCCCACTCAACGCCAAGGACGATCATCCGCTTGTGCAGGCGATCGGGCCGCTTGCCTATTCGGCCCTCCGAAAGGAGTTCGGTGGGCAGCTCATCCCGTTCGCCCGGTGCCGCCCCGACTCCCGGGGCGCCGCACGCGTTCGGGCCATCAAGGCCGCGCTTATGGCGGGGGTGCCCCCTCACGCCGTGGCCCAGCAGTTCGGTGTGAGCGCGCGAAGGGTGCAGCAAATCCTTTCGATGGCTTGTCTGCGGCACAACCCTTGAGCGCATGAGAAACCCCCGAAATTCGCCAGCGTGGAGCGACAGCGGGCCGATTGCGGCGGCGAGTCAGGCAGGCCGGCAGCCTCAGGCCGAGCGCCCCACCCCCCCCGGCTTAGGTACTTCTCGCCGGGGGGCCGCTGCGGGTGAGAAGGAAGTTTCAGGAGAAAACTAGATCCGAATTTTATTTTTGCCGCTTTGGCTTTGTAATCATGACCGCTACCCGCCCGCTGCTTCAGATTGAACAGGTTCCACTCGATGCCCTTATTCCGTATGCAAGGAATTCGCGGACTCACTCAAAAGAGCAAGTGGCACAGATCGCCGGTTCGATTCGGGAGTTTGGTTTCACGAACCCTATCCTCATCGGTGATGGTGGTGACATTATTGCCGGACACGGGCGCGTTTTAGCGGCCCGGTCCCTTAGTCTGGCGAGTGTACCATGCATCCGGCTGGGGTATCTAACCGAGGCGCAAAAGCGCGCGTATGTCATCGCCGACAATAAGCTCGCACTAAACGCCGGCTGGGATGAGGAGCTGCTGAAGATTGAACTCGAATCCTTGAAGGAGGAGGGGTTTGACCTCTCCTTGGTTGGGTTCACTCCCGACGAGCTGTCCGAGATATTCCTGGGCTCGGACGTTATAGACTCTGAGGGGCTGACTGACGACGATGATTGTCCGGAGGCCCCGGTCACCCCTGTCTCCGTAAAGGGGGACGTTTGGATTTTGGGAACGCACCGACTGATGTGCGGGGATTCCACGATGATTGACGATGTCCAGAAGCTCATGGACGGCGATCTAGCTGACGGTTGCTGGACGGATCCACCTTACAACGTCAACTACGAGGGGACAGCCGGGAAGATCCAGAACGACTCCATGAAGGACGAAGACTTCGCCCGGTTCCTTTACGATGCGTACGTCTCCATGTTCGCCGTGATGAAGGAGGGCGCACCCATCTATGTGGCGCACGCTGATACGGAAGGGTTGAATTTTCGACGGTCGTTTCGTGAGGCCGGATTCAAATTGTCCGGATGTCTCATCTGGGTGAAGAACTCACTGGTACTCGGCCGGTCGGATTACCAGTGGCGCCACGAACCGATCCTGTACGGTTGGAAGCCTGGCGCTGCGCACACTTGGTACGGTGGGCGCGCAAACACGACTGTGTTGGAATCAAAGGACGACCTCCCTTTTATTCAGCGAGACGACGGCCGCTACCAGATCGACCTTGGGTCCACGCAATTGATCATCTCTGGGAAAGACCTGCAGGTTGAGGAGGTGTGCTCATCGACAATCCGCGCTGAAAAGCCAAAGCGTAACGGGGAGCACCCCACGATGAAGCCGGTCGATCTGATCATTGGAATGCTGAAGAACTCCACGCGCCGGGGGGGGGTGATTTTAGACCTCTTCGGGGGCTCAGGATCTACGTTGATTGCGTGCGAGAAGACCGGAAGGTCCGCCCGACTGATGGAGTTGGACCCAAAATTCAGCGACGTGATCATTCGTCGCTGGGAAGAGTTTTCAGGGAAGGAAGCGCTACACGCGGCCAGCGGAAAGGCATTTAGCAAAATTAAAGCAGCCAAGGATAAATCGAAATGAACGCATCCGCTAAATCGCCAGTAGTCCCAGTCGGGACACTAGCCAAGCTCTTCAATTTAACCGAGGTACGCGTGCAACAGCTCTCGGTGGAGGGCGTCGTAATCAAAGCCGCGAGGGGGAAGTACGACCTATGGCAGTCAATTCGCAACTACATCAAGGCCCTTCAAGAGCGGAAGGTGAACCAGTGGAGCGGCGAAGGAAAAGACACGCCCCTCGAAATCAATCGAACTCGGCTCACCAAGGCCAAGGCCGAAATCGCTGAAATGAACGCGGCGCGGATGCGGGGCGAGTCGCTCGAAGCGGAAACCGTGGAGCGGTTCGTGGGCGGTATGGTCATGGACGCAAAGGTAAAGCTGGAAGCTTTCGCGCATAAGCTCAGCGGGGCGCTCGACGGAGCCGATACACTCCCAAAGCGGCACGCCATCATCGACGCCGCCGTCACAGACGTTTTGAATGAACTCTCCAAATTCGACCCTCGGCTCATCGTTGACGATTACGTGTCAGCGCATCGTGAGCTTGTGGAAGCGGAGGCCGAGGCTGACGCCGAGTCAGTGGGCTGACGCATACCGGCGGCTTTCTAGCGAGGCCAGCGCAGAGCCAGGACGCTGGGACACGTCCCGGGCCGAATACCAGCGCGGAATGATGGATGCCGTCGTCGATCCCGAGACAGAGCAAATCATCATCATGAGTTCGGCGCAGGTCGGGAAAACGGAGCTTCTCAACAACGTCCTCGGCTTCTTCATCGACTACGACCCCTGCCCGATCCTTGTTTCGCAGGCGACCAAGGACATGGCGGAGGCGTACTCGAAGGACCGGCTGGCGCCGATGGTTCGGGACTCTCCGGCGCTGGCTGCAAAGGTCAGCGACTCGAAGAGCCGAGACTCGGGGAACACAATCCTCCACAAGACCTTCCCCGGCGGGCACGTCACCATTATCGGCGCCGAATCCCCTACCGGGCTCCGCTCGCGCCCGATCCGGGTGCTCCTCATGGACGAGGTGGACTCTTACCCGGCAAGCGCAGGGGCCGAGGGCGATCCGGTCAGCCTGGCGATCAAACGCACCACGACTTTCTGGAATCGGAAGGTTATCCTGACCTCCACGCCCACAATCAAGGGCTTCTCCCGCATTGAGGCGGCTTACCTTGAAACGGACCAGCGGCGCTTCTTCGTGCCGTGCCCGCTCTGCGAGGAACCCCACACGCTGCAATGGGGGAACGTCGTCTGGGGTGAGAAGACGCCCGCCAAGGGCGACCCGGCCCGGGCTGTCTTCCAGTGCCCGCATTGTTCCGGCTTCTACACGACCGGCCAGAAGAACGCGGCGGTTCGCCGGGGGCGCTGGATTGCGGCGGCTCCTTTCCGAGGCAAAGCCGGTTTCCACCTGAGCGAGCTTTACTCACCCTGGCGCACGCTGGCTGAGACCGTGCGGGACTTCGTCGAATCAAAGTCCTCGCCCGAGCGGCTGAAGACGTTCGTCAACACCGCCCTTGGGGAGACGTGGGAAGACGCCGGGGAGGTGGTGCACGATCACGAGCTTCAGGCGCGGGCCGAAACCTACCCCGCCGAGGTGCCCGCCCGGGCGCTCTACCTCACCGCGGGCATCGACACGCAGAGGGACCGGATTGAGGTGGAGGTGGTCGGCTGGGGCTCGGGGGAGGAGTCGTGGAGCATCGCGCACCACGTAGTTTTTGGCGACCCGGACATTCCCGAGGGCACCAAGGGCTCGCCGTGGGACGCGCTCACCGATTTCATCCGCCGTCGGTGGAAGCACGAAAGCGGGGTGGACGTGTCCGTCTCCCACGCCCTCATCGACTCCGGGGGCTCAAACACCTCGGCGGTGTATGCCTACTGCAAGCGGCACAAAGGGGACCGCATTTACCCGATCAAAGGCAAGGGCGGGGACGGGCTTCCGATCATCGGGCAGCGGCAGCGGACCCGGACGGCCAAGAGCAAGACTCCGGTGGACCTCTTCATCGTCGGGACGGACAACGCAAAGCACGTCATCCACCGGCGGCTTCGGATCAACGAACCGGGGCCGGGTTACTGCCACTTCCCCGCCGGGCGGGATCCAGAGTGGTTCCGGCAGCTCACGGCAGAGAAATGCGTCACCAAATTCCTCC